CTGTAGAGGTCATCAGAGACCGCGACGATGGTCACTTGATTTCCACTTCATTGAACATGGGGTTTGATGCCGTGATTCTTTCCCTAGCAATCTCGGCGTATTCAGGGTTCAGTTCTGTGCCGATGAAGTTCCTGCCATGTCGATTGGCAACCACAGCGACTGTGCCGCTTCCCGTGAATGGGTCAAGAACGGTGTCACCTTCTTGGCTGCCAGCAAGCACGCAAGGCTCAACAAGGGCTTCGGGCATAACCGCAAAGTGCGCCCCCTTGAACGACTTGGTCGGGATTGTCCAAACCGAACGACGATTCGCTTTGCCATCTTGAGCGAAAGTTGGATTCTCAATAAGTCTGCCTTCTTGCCATCGTTTCTCGTTTGGTGTTCCGAGAAACTGATTCTTGAACGCACCGTTGTATTTGTGTTTGTTTCTTTCGATGGTTGCCGACGACGCTTCAACTTTCACCGCAACATGGTCGTAGTAATACTTTGGTGATTTCGTGAGTAGGAACACATACTCGTGGCTCTTGGTTGGGCGGTCACGGACACTCTCTGGCATAGGGTTCGGCTTGTGCCAGATAATGTCGCTTCGTAGATACCAGCCATCTTGCTGTAAAGCGAGGGCGACACGCCACGGAATACCGATTAGGTCTTTGGGCTTCACGCCAGCGTTCTCTAGCCACTCTGGGCGGTTTAGGACATTGGTGATGTGCTGCCCACCTGCTTGGGATACGCCTGTCTTGTTGTAGTTCCCACCACCGCCACCGGCATAACTGTCACCGAGGTTGAGCCACAAGGTTCCGTCATCTGCGAGGACACGCCAGACTTCACGGAATAGGGCGACCATTTCAGCGACGTAGGTATCGGGGGTTTCCTCTAGCCCCATCTGCCCATCAACGCCGTAGTCGCGCAGACCGAAGTAGGGCGGGCTGGTAACACAGGTGCGAGCCGAGCCTGCGGGAAGTTCCTTCAGCCTCTCTCTGGCATCTCCAATAAGAATGATTGATTTCATAGTTTCTCTCCACATTTAGGGCAGAACTTCCAGCGAGCCTTGTTTCCAAAGTGCGCCTTAGAGGTACAGGGTGCGAACTTGCGTAGGTGTTCTTTCGCTAAACGCTTGTCTGCCCCCCAGCGGTACCAAATACCCTTAGAGCCACACGAGCAGACCCAGCGTTCGCCGTTGAGGTGGTAGCCCTCACGCCCCTTCTCTACCGAGATTGTGTGGGTCATGGCAGAACCTCCTTGGTGATTCCGCAACGCTGACACTCACGGTATCCGTAGAAGCCGCTCCAAAGATTGACGGGTCGGAATGATGTGTTGGGTCGGTATCTCCATTGGTGAAATCTAAACCGGCACCGTCGATTCATTGGCTTTCCTTGGCTTGCGCATTTGCTTGCTGACGCTTCGCCCTACCCTTGCGGTGGTAGTACTCCAACTTGTACTTCCGGCGAGCCTCTTGTTGCTCGGGGGTCGGTGGCTTGATTCTGCCTTCAGCACGAGCATTGCGACGCAGTTCGTTCGAGCGTTCACGACGAGAGCGGTTGTACGCAAACATCGCCTCGGAGCAGGGTACGCACCGGCAGTTCCATGTCGTGTAGGTGGTGTACTTGCCATGCTCCACGGTGTCGCCATTGCGCTTGAACTTGGTCATGCGCATTTGCTTCGTGTACTTGCTGTACGCCGATTTACATTCGGGGCAACGGCAACGGAACTTGCGGTTGGCGTATCGTGCTGGCGTACCATGTTCGGGCACCGAGTAGACCCGAGGCTTCTTTTTTACCTTGGGCTTTGGAACTCGCTTTTTAGGAGCCTTGTAGTACGACTTCACGAGGTCACCCGTGTCGGGGTCGACTACCCACTTCCATTCCATTTTCTCGTTGCTCATAACTTGTAAGCGTTTCCTTCGTTGTGTTCCTCGATGATGTTGGAGAGCGTTTCCACCGCTTCCCACCAGCCCTCGTAGTAGCCCTTGTAGCGTTCGGTGGCTTCCTCGTCTAGTTCCTCTGGCGCAAGGGGCTTATTCGCTTGTAAGCGTGACATAACCAGTTCAAGCAGAAGTTCCTCGGCACGGTTCTGAACCATGGTCATTTCTTTGTTTGCGCTTTTCACTAGTTGCCTCTAGACCAGAATCCGCCAGCGAACCCGATACAGCATGCGATGATTGAGCAGAGAACTGCTACAGCCGTGTGTGACATTAGTTTCCTCCCTTCCCGTAGACACCCTTTAGACGCTTGATTTCGTCCTTGATGTAGAACACTGCCTTCTCCAAGTCCTCAATCTGCCTCTTATCGTCCTTGATACCGGCTCGCCACAGATACTTGATTGCGTTTCCAATGTTGAAGTTGCGGTGTCGGGTGATTTCGATACACTCCACGCCACTCGGGTCGCTCGTGTAGTGCGGTGGGTGATTCACCATGTCAACGGTGGGCGCAGTGGCGAACTGACAGTTACCTGAGTGGTGAAGGGACAACTGGCACTGCTCGCCACCTTGTACCAACGGGCATGGTGGAAAGTCGGCGTTGTCAATGTTGTACGGGTAGATAATCGTCATGGCAGTTCCTTCTGACAGACCGGCGAACCGCAACGCAGGCGTGTCGGCTGATTGTCAAGTTGCTCTTGGGTAAGTTCCTCTAACAGGTCGGTAGCGTCAATCTCGTTTGGTGATGTCAGGTCGAATCGCTCGACACAGGCGAGGCATAACGGGATTCCGTTTAGGGCGTAGGCGACGGTGGTCATACTCCGTAACGCCCTCGTAGGACTGCGAGTTCCGCCAGCACCAGCGTGTAGGCGTTTCCCTCGGGGGTGCTTCGTTGCTCCAAGGGCAGAGACAACAACTTGTGCTGAAGGTAGTTCTCTAGTGCTTCGAGGATACTGCTCTCCTCGTGCGCCTTCTCCACCTCGGTGAAGTCGGAGTCGTCATCGTCGCAGGGGACGAGAATGAGACTTGCCTTGTCGGCTTCCAACATTTCAATAATCCTGTCCAGTTTGTCGTGGAGGGGTTGAGGGCTAAAGCCGTGCCATTGTGGTCCGCCCATTAGTTACTCGCTTTCATCGTTGAGAATCGTTTGTAATACTTGGTCGAGGTCGCTCTGCTGGGACTTGCCACGGTTGATAGCCTCGACGACCATTTGGTTGAGCGTGTTGATGTTCTGCTGATGTACTGCCTTGATGTTGTCGTACAGCGCAGAAGTACGCAGGGAGAGTTCGGCGGAGTGTTGCGCCAGTTCCTCGTCGCTGATTTCGTGAGCCAGCCAACGCTTCGTGTACTCAGTACCTTCGGTGGAGTGAGCCACGGTCACGGCACGGTGTGCTTGTTGCGCTCGATTGGCGAACATTTCCTCGACTTGCGAGACGAGGTATCCGAGTTTCTCGGCTTGGTGCTGAATGCTCGCTACGAGCGAGGGGTCAGGCGTTTCGTATGGGGTGTCGGTCATTGCCGACAATGTAGCAGGGTTCAGTACCTACAGTCAAGGATTCACTTGGGCGACCAACGATGATTCGTCGTCAAGGTCGCAGTGAAATGCCTTGCTTCTCTTGTGGCGTAGTCCCTGTTGCGTGATGTGAACATCGGCTCCGCAGTTGACGCAGGGGGCAACGAAGTCCTCGACTGCTTTGTAGAGAGACCTGAGAACAAACTCCTCAATGGTTTCACCAGTGAGAGACGCGGCTTCTTTGATGACTTCGTATTCCTCGGTGGTGAACTCGATTTCAATGTCAACCATGCGAAATGTTACCCCTTGTTACGGTTTGCCTTCAACCATTTCACCATGTTGTGCGCGTAAAGCCAGCCATACGCCACGGAAGCAACGAGGAAGCCGTACTGTTTGGTGATTATCGAGTACAAAGCCCACAGTGCGTTGTAAATAAATAACCACAGCCACGCCCACCAGTACTTGCGACCAGTGAGCCAAGTGCCCAGCAACCCCATGGCACTCAGAAGCCAAGGGGCGAGGGATTTCACTACGCACCCTCTCGAACGAGAGCCGACAATGGAAGTCCAAGTCGAGCCAGCGGTTCGGCAGGCATGTCGTCAATGTCATCTACCCAGTCTTGGTACAGACCCTCGGTAGTGGTGAATGAGTAATCGCCTACGACAAACTTGACTTTGGTTCCATTCGGCGTGGAGTCCTTGCCAGAAGCAATGTCCGCCAAATCCTCTTGGTCAAATCCTGAGCCTTCCAAAGTGTCGAGGTGGGAAATGGCGGAGAGGAGGAGGTCGCTGTCGTAGGTTGCCTTGTCTGCTGTTCGGTTGTCCGCCAGCACGATTCGGGTCGCCTGCTCGTCGTCAACATCTACATAGACCACGGCAATCTCCGTCCAGCCGAGTGCTGAAGCGGCTCCGGCGGTGTGGTTGCCCTTCAGAATCTGGTTGTTCCGCTTATTCACGACGATTGGGCGGTATTGCCCCAGAAGGCGCAGGGACTCGCTGATTGCCCCAATGTAGCCCTCTCGTGGGTTGTTGGGGAATCGACGCAGTTCGGAGATTGGAACGAGCGTCGTTTCTACCATGGTCATGTTGGGAAGTGACTCGCCAGCCTTGACTTTCTTGTCCTTGCGTGGAGCCGGAGCGGTGGGAACTTCCAACAGATTGCGGATTTCACCAGTGACCTTGGACTTCTTGTCGCCCACTTTGTCCTTGATTGTCGTCAACCAAATGTCGTAGAGGGTCGGGTCGAGTTCACCATAGAACACTTTGCCAAACTTGACAACTGGGTTACGCTTCTCCGGCTCGGTCGCTTCATCGTCCGTCAGGGGCTGGGAAACACCACCCGAAGTCTCCTTGAACAAACCGTCTAGTTCGTCGAGGTACGCAGGGTCAAAGCCCGTTCCTTCCAGCGAAGGCAGGGATTTCAGTAAGTCCAGCAGGAGGTCGTTGGAGTACGACGCAATGTCCGAAGTGCGGTTGTCGGTAATCAGCACTCGCAGGGCTTCGTCCTCAGTCCCCTCAAATCTCGTTGCCGCAACCTCTTTCCACCCCAGCGACTTAGCCGCCTTCCAAGTGTGCGTTCCGGCAATGATGATGTCGTTCCAAATCACGATTGGTGAATACTGCCCGTTGACCTCTAGGGACTCGGAAATAGCGGCTACATCGCCGAGACGGGGGTTCATGGGGTGAGCGTGTACGGAATCAATCGGGATTAGTTCCGCTCGGACATTGATGTTCATAATGGCTACAGGCTACTACGGTGAAATAACTACACGATTCCAAATAGTTGATAGCCTTGTGCCATGCGTAACCCCTTTGAGACCGAGGAACTTCTGAAGTCTCTTTCTAACTACCCCGTAACAAAGGGAGATGTCGAGGGGCATGAGTTTCATGGCAATCAGTGGGTTCAGGCTGGTGCGAAGTTTCGAGCCAGTACGAAGTTCGCCAAAATCCAACCGCACGATGTCCGTATCATTCTGTCCCGTGCTGGAAAAATCATGGGTGGCTGGCAAACCGGCAACTTCATCCACACCTATACCAAGACGGGCTTCTTTCTCAAACCGCTGACTGGCGGACGAGTTCGAGTTGACTTCTCCAAGCCCAACATTCCCGTTGGTGGAATCACGCCGGAGTTGAAAGCCCAGCAGTACAAGGAAATGAACGAAATGGAGAAAATCCTCCAAGACGCTGGCATGTCGGTGACTCGCCAACATGTCTTTGGGATTCCCTCGCTCATTGTCGCTGGCAAGGCTTTGGTAAAAAAGTCCGTGGGCACCGTGGAGACAATCGCTCCCGACGCTGAAGGTCTGCTTGACCGATACAAGACAACCCCTGTCGACTTCGTGGGTCTCGCCAGTTTCCACCGTCGCATTGGAACTGACCACATTGGAGCGTCAGACGCTCTCAAACTGAAGGCTGACCAACTGCGCTCGGCGAACAACGGGCAGGACACCGACGAGTCTCGGAAGTTGAGGTACGCGGCTGGGCAACATGAACTGGCGGCTCAGCAACATTTCACTGCCGGTACGGAGTGCGACGACAACTCGTACTCGACCTCCAAGGTCGAAGGTGGCTGGAAGCCTGCGGTGTACCAGACCAGTGGCAACGCCAAGTACGCCAGCACACGGGCGGCTGAGATGTCTAAGAGTGCTGATGAGGCTACCCAAGTAGCCCTTGAAGGTTCTGAGGACGCATAAGAGAAAACCCCCTAACCGCAAGGGCTAGGGGGCAATCTCCACGAACTCGCAGTGTCGGATAACGAGTGTGTTAGTCACAACCGACTTGATTGTGACGGGTTCAATGTAGCGGTGTTTGGGTGCCGAGTCAAGGATTTCACTGGAGCGGTGTAGATTTATGGGGAAAGAAAGGCGAGCGATGTCCGGTTTCAACACGAACGAACTGCTGAAGTACGCAGGCAACTATCCCACCGCTCTCATGCCTGCTGGGTTCGTCGCTGACAACCCCTTTGTCGACGAAGCCGCAGACCTCCTCGCTCAGTCCTCGATGATTGCTGACGCTCACGAGGCTGTCGCTGTCGACGGTGCCACTCCTCCGGAGAAGGCTGATTACATGGCTCTCGCCGAGAAGCACCAGCAACTCGCTGACGCTTACGAGGCTCTGGCAGTCGCTCTGCGCAATGCCGATTCCACCAAGTACATTCAGGCAATCTCAGCCTGTGGTGACGCTATGGGTGCCCACTTGAAGGCTTCCAAGATTGCCCAGATGATGTGCGACAGTCTGTTCCTTGGTGAATACAACATGATGTACCCCAACATGGCTTCCAACTCGTTCCGTTATGGTCACACGGCTCAGTGGGACACCGAGAACAAGCAGTGGAATGCCTCGTACCTAGCCTTCCAACTCGCCCGTCAGGCATACAACTATGTTGCGTTTGCCACGGGCAACTCGATGTCGTGAGCGATTTCAGTACCGCCTCTCTGCTGAGTAACCCCTTGGCTGACTCAGACATTACGGCTGGGCACCTCGTCATGCTGAATAAGGCGTTCGGCACTGCCAGCGAACTTTGGAAGCAGGCGGCGGAGGCTACGGCTCGTGGTGATGTTGCTCTGGCTAAGAGCGTTCGCTCCAAGGCTGAGAAAGCCTCGGCGTACGCTCAGGCTCTCGTCGGTAAGCCCTTCTAAGTCTGGTTGGGGAGACTTGAACTCCCGACCCCCTGCTCCCAAAGCAGGTGCGCTACCAACTGCGCCACAACCAGTTGTTACTGACTCATTCCTCGCTCGGCGAGGCTGACCAGTAGGTCGCCGACAATGCTGTTCGCCTCTTGGTCGTCATCGTCTGACCCGTCAATGGCTCGGTTCACGATTGCTCGCTTAGCGTCAATCAACATGGCGATGTCCTCGTCAATGGTGTTCGCTGTGAGCATGAGCCAGCCCGTCACGGAGTCCGTCTGACCGATACGGTGGCAACGGTCGACCGCCTGCTCCATGTCACTCGGAGTCCAGCCCTGCTCTAGGAACAGGACATCACTCGCGGCTGTCAGGGTAAGTCCCACCCCAGCCGCCTTGATGTTACATGCGATGACCTTCTGCTCGTCTGAGCCTTGGAACTTGTCTACGGCTTCCTGACGCTTCTCTGATGAGATACCGCCCTGAATCTTGACCCCGTTGCTGAACTGGTCGGCGATTGCGTCGACTACGGCACGGTGCCAGCCAAACACGACCAACTTCTTGTCGTTCTCCAGAAAGTCGTTGACCCATTGCTCGGCGACTTTCATCTTTGCCTTCGCGGCTAACTGTTTGAGGGTGCTGATAGATACCAAATGTTCTGCCGCCCTCGCCTTCAACGCCTTGCGCCACGCTTCGTTCTGCGCCTCTTTGTCGGTGTCACCTGACTCCAGTGCCAACTTGGTGGCGATTTCGGTGAGGTACTTCACGATGTCTGCCTCTGCCTTGCGGTACTCCGCCATGACCTTGGAATCACCTTCGACGATGACCCGTGACCACATCTTTGGAGGCAACTCGGTGAGTACCTCTGC